CTAACTCCGATATGACAAAACAAGGTGCAATCCGTTACAACGGAACAGATCTTGAGTATTTTGATGGAACTGCGGTTCGTGCGTTGGCTACTGCTGCTGATTTAGCTGCATTAAATGCTGAAATTGGTTTAGATTTAGCTGAATTATCCGAGCAGGTTTCTTCAATGCTTTCAAACATTGATCCAGTTGCTTTAGATTCATTCACAGAATTATTAGCGGCTTTTCAAAGTGCTGATAGCTCTTTATCTACAACAATAAGCAACCTTTCAACAGCTTCAACTTCTGCTATTAATGCTGAAACAGCTAGAGCAACTGCGGCTGAAGGTGTATTAACAACGAATTTAGCTACTGAAGTATCCAATAGAACAAGCGCTGTTTCTTCTGAAGCTACTGCAAGAGAAAATGCGGATACTACTTTACAATCCAACATCACAACTGAGGCTAACTCAAGAAGTGCTGCGGATACGACACTTCAAACGAACATAACGAACGAAGCAACTGCAAGAGCAGCGGCGGATACTACGTTAACAACTAACTTGAATGCTGAAATTTCAAGAGCAACAGCAGCAGAAGCAACTTTAACAAGTGCTGTAAGTTCTGAAGCTACAACTAGAGCTTCAGCTGATACTACTTTGACAAATGCGGTTGCAACTGTTGCTGGTAATTTAGCGTCTGAAATTACTGCTGCAAGAGCTGCTGAAGTTGCTTTGGGTGTACGTATAGACAATGTACTTTCTAACATTGATGCTGCTGCCCTTGACTCGTTAACTGAATTACTTGCTGCTTTTCAAAGTGCTGATAGTTCTTTAACAAGTGCAATCAATTCACTTGCTAGCGCTCAAACTTCTGCATTAAATGCTGAGATTGCTCGTGCAACTGCTGCTGAAGCAACTTTAACTTCAGGAGCTTCAACAATTGCGGCTAACCTTGCAACTGAGATCACAAACAGAACAAATGCGGTTAGTGCTGCAAATGCTTCTATTTCTGCTGAGGCTTCAAGAGCTACAAGTGCTGAAGGTGTTTTAACAAGCGCAATCGCTGCTGAACAAGCTAGAGCGGAAGCGGCTGAAGCAACAGAAATTGCTGCTAGAAATACTGCAATCGCTGCTGAAAAAACAAGTTTCACTATTGCTACAAACGCATGGACTGCTGAAGGGTCACATTACAAACACACTTCTTCAAATCCTTTCAGTGCGGATGCAACGGGTCACTTTTTAGTGAGCGGTGAAAATGCTGATTTTTCTTATGAAGTTACAAACTCAAACTTTATTGTTTATTCTAACTTTATTCCTAGCGCTTCAGTAAAATGTGCTTTTAAAAAGTTTTAATTTAAATTTAATTATTAATTTAGGGGATTGAAATATATCCCCTTTTTAAAAAAACAAAAATGGCAGCAATAGAAAGAAAAATATACGTAGATTATAACCTACAAAATAATAAAATATCAAATGTTCACGCTGATTTATTTAACGTTGGCATTTCAAGAAAATCAATCAATTATGCTTTGCAAGCTACTGATAATTATAAGGTAATTGAAATGAACGTTTCAAGTGCAAATACAGTCACCATTTCAGCAAGTGTTTTCTCGGCTGGCAATCAAGTAGTAGTTGAACAGTATGGAGCAGGTCAAACTTCATTTGTAGCTGGTTCAGGAATGACTTTGAGAAGTGACTCAGGAAAATTGAAAATTAGCGCTCAATATGGAGCTTGTACTATTGTTTTCAAAAGTGCAACGGAAGCAACTATTTATGGTAATTTAACAGCTTAAGAAAATGGCTTATAAAGTATACGCAAAAGGTAACTATCTAATATTACAGGATACTATCACAAATGAATTTTTTGAGGATGCGAAAGCGAATGTTTTAGTAAGAAAATTGCTCGTTGCGGATACTTCTTATTCATTTACTTTTAAAGGTGGCACACCACAGATTAACAATGTGGCTTTGTCAGACCTTAAACAATTTGACGGAACCGCGTGGGCTTCGGCAGCGGCTTTTGAAACTTTTATTTTTTCAAATACGGGTTTTAATCCAGTTAGTCAGGAGCAACTAACGGACGTACAAACTGCTCTAAACAATTTGCAGGTGCAAAGTGGTGTAAGTTCATTCAACTTAGATCCCGTACTTTCAACGCAAAACAATCCACAAACTCCAAACGTAGGGGATAGGTTTTTAATCGGCTTAATTCCTACGGGTGACTGGATTGGTAAATCTAACTATTTAGCTGAAGGTAATGGAACGGGATGGATTTTTACCACTCCAATAAATGACATGATTATTGTTGATACTTCGACTGATATTACATTTAGATACAACGGTACATCATGGGTACAATGGGGCGCTTCAAGTATTTTGCAAAATGGGAATAGGCTAGCGGCTACAATGACCATTGGGACAAATGATAATTATGGGGTTAAGATTAAAACAAATAATATTACAAGATTAACAATTGCAACTACTGCAATAACCGCTTCTTTACCTTTAGTTTTAAGCCAAGAAACACTAAACACTTTAGTTTATTTGGATGGTTCAAAAGCTATTCGCACTTTACCAATTGCAACGTATCCAGATATTACCGAGCTTAGTTATGTGAAGGGTGCAACGTCAAGCGTTCAAACTCAGTTAAATGCTAAATCCCCTCTTAATGTAACTTTAGACCGTAAGACAGCCTCTTATACCTTAGTAGCTGGAGATAATGGCAAAGTAATTGAAATGAACGTTGCAAGTGCAAACACGTTAACAATCAATACAAGCTTGTTTAGTGCTGGAAATCAAGTTTTAATTTCTCAGTATGGAGCAGGTCAAACATCATTTGTCGCTGGTGCAGGAATGACACTACGAAGCGACGGTGGAAAGTTGAAAATCGGCACTCAATTTTCCTTAGCAACTTTAATTTTTATAAGCGCAACCGAGGCGTATTTAACAGGCAATTTAATATTATGATATTATCTACACATGGAATAATTGGAAGCAGTGTAACAGTTGCGAGCGGTGATGCTGATGCACTTGCATTTATTACAGCCGCTGCAATTACGGATACCACTCAAAAAAGTGCTATAAACACTTTGGTAACTGATTTGAAAACTGCAAACATTTGGACGAAAATGAAAGCTCTTTATCCATTCGTTGGGGGTACTGCGGCACAACATAGGTTCAATTTAAAAGATCCTCGTGATTTGGATGCTGCATATAGATTAGTGTTCAATGGTGGATGGACTCATTCAAGTACAGGAGCTAAACCAAATGGAACAACGGGGTGGGCGACTACTTACTTTAATCCTGTAACTCAATTAGGAAGTCAAGCGAGCAATCATATATCCACGTACTTACGTACAAATATTGACGAACCAACTGTTGACATGGGTGCTTTTACAAATCCTGGCATTGGAATAGATATAGAGTCAAGAATATCAAATGTATCATATAATTTTAATGGTGTTCAAGCGGTTTATGTTAATTTTTCAAATACTGATTCTAGAGGGTTTTATGTAAACACACGTCAGTCTTTAACATTGCATAAAGTTTTTATAAGTGGAACTTTAAAAGGCGCGAATACAAGTTCTTTAGTAGTTTTGCCAAATACTGATATCGCACTTGCAACACGTTTTAATTCATCTTTAGCAACTCCTGAAACTTATTCGTCAAAAGAGTCTGCATTTGCATCAATTGGAGATGGGTTATCAGATACAGAAGCAGCAAACTTCTACACGGCAGTTCAATCATATCAAACTACATTACTTAGAAATATATGAAAGTTAGACAATTAACAACAGAGCAAAAAAACACGTTAGTAGGTCAAAGTTATGATGGAGTTCAATACTTCAATCCAACTTTGGATGCAGATGGCAATTGGTTTATTTCAAATGAAGAGGTAAATAACTGTACACACGAAGGAGTAACTGAATGGATACACACTTTAGAAGAAATTGACCATAATCCAATTATAAATGAAGCGTTTAATTAATCGTTGGAACGCACCAACGCCTGCTTTTTGGCTTAAAGTTCAGAAGTTAGGGATAGTTGCGGGGAGTTTGGGAGTGGTATTTATCGCTCCCCCTTTTGGCATGGCTGTACTTGGGGGCTACTTAATAGCTACGGGGTCGGTAATAGGAGTTTTATCACAACTTACAATAAAATGAAAATGGAAATGTATAACTATATTTTAACGGGCTTGATTGCTATAATTTCGTACTTTTTAAAAGTAGTTATTACCGAGCATAAAGAAATGCAAAGAGAGGTCGTTGAACTTAGAAACAAAGTAGACCTTACACACCAAGCCAGTGAAATAAAGATACATAACATTGAGAAAGATTTACAAAATAGTTTGAAAGATTTAAACAAGAAAATAGATCATTTGACAACTTGCATAGATAAATTGTTTGAAATAAGCAGAAAACATGGTTAGAAATTATACAGACTTAGAAATAATAAACAGAATTAGAGGGCTTAAATCTTTTAAAGGTTTTCCACTTCAAAGGTATATTGTAGGCATTAGATCAAATGAGGACAAAACAAATACGCCTGATGATAAATTCTATATCTTTGAAGGAGAAAGATTTATAACTATGACAACGGGAACTACTAATCCTGGATCTCCAATTTTAGAAGGTGGCTTTTTGAAATACAACAAAGTTGGTGCAGCGGTTGTGAAGTCAAATGAATGTTACTATGACCTTTGGAAACATGGGTATCATATGGGTAAAATGGAAGCACTTGTACAAGTCAATCCTATTATCGTATATCGTGACGGGGACAAAGATGGGAAGAGTGAAGAAATCGGAACGCCTATAACGGGGCTTTATGGTATCAACTTCCACACTATGGATTACAATAAGTTTTCAAAAGAAATAAAAACAAACATAGGCAATTGGAGCGCTGGTTGTTCCGTCGTTAATGACTGCGAAAAGTTTTATCAATTGATCCCTACTTTTAGAGTTCAGAAATTTGTTACATATTTTTTATTACAAGAATTTTAATAAAAAGTTTGGTTATTAGTTTTAATTGTGTATATTTGTAATAGATATAACAATTAAAACTAATTAATCATGAAAGATTTTAATTTTAGACCACAAGGTTACGGAGCTTACCTTGTTGAGTACATTTCACCAAAAACAAGCAAAATTTGGAAAAAAGTAATTACCGATATGCAGGTAATTGATGCGACCAAAAATGCAGAATACCCAAAAATCAAAGATATTGAACAATTAAAAAGGATGGTTAAATCATGACCAATCCTGAGAAAATGATCCTTTTTTTACTGGTTGTAATAAGTGGATTAATCGGTTACATGGTTGGCGGTTACTATGTTTCATTTTTAGCCGTTGTTGGTTTAATATTAATCTTTTCAATACTTACAGAAAATGACGAAAACTAATAAAATATACTCAAAGATATTTGGCTATGAAGAGCCAGTTTACTTTTCCGATAGCGAGCTTACATTTGACTTTTTAAATGAATGCGAATTAATCGTTTATTCAAATGAAATGAAAGTACATTTAATTATTGACGATGGTGAGGTGTTTTCATACGAAGGTGATTTTGTTTGTTTCGTTGCGGATTTAGAACTATTTGGAGACTTTGAAGAAAAAAACAAATGTCAAATGTGCATGGATACAGGAAAATTTAAAGCTACAATAGGCTTTAATTTACAAGAAAGTTGGATTGATTGCGAATGCGATAAACACTATAAGTATGTTTAAATGCGAAATAAGAGCCATAGAGGAACTTAAGAGAGAGAAACAAAGGAATATAGAGCTTGCGTCTATTGGTTCAATCTTAGGGCATAAAAACGTTCCTTATTATGAGGGAGAGGATATAGAGTTTAAACACCCTCGTTTCATGAGTGATTTAAGTCCAGATGAACAAAAGATTTTTAACAGTATAATTTTAAGAACATGACAAATTTTAAAGATAAAAATGGCATTGAAATATTGATTGACGATGTAGTGTTTGAACGGGTGCATGATGCGTGTGAAGTTAACCAGGAGCTAATCATATTTTCTAAAGTAAAAGAAATTAAAGGTAGGTTCTTTTTAATGACTGCTGGCTTCGACTATTCCAAAACTCCGATTAGCGAGATCATTACACTTGAAGAAAATCATTTAAACATAGAAGTATTAACTGAACTAAGATGAAACGTTGTTTTACCTGCAAACATAAATATCCTTTGTTTTTTTACCACTCAGACGATTCTAAATACAAAATAAATGCAAATATGGGTAAAGTTATTGAATGTCGGTTATGTGCGCTTAAACGCAATTTAAACAATAAAGGATTTACAAAACGTATAGAGGGAAAATTTACTTTTGTAGAAGCCAACAAAAAACAAATAATAATTAATTTTTTTAAGTAACTTTACCGCTCATGGTTTAGGTTCTGCGATTCTCGAAAGGGGGTCGCAGTTTTTTTTTGTGTACAAAGTATAGAGATGTATAAGGTAGGTATAAGGAAGAAGTTTTTGTAAGTACTTAAAAATCAATTAGGTGAGGGGTATAGGGGTAAAAAGGAACTACTTTGATATTCCTACAAATAAAAAAATAAAAAAAGTAATACAAAAAAATATATTTTATTTTTATTAAATATTATAACTTTTATCTTATATCCCTATACTTTTTGTTGAAAGTTAATAACAGCAAAGGTTTGATGGTATAAGGTAGACTAAAATTCTATCCACTACCTCCCCTATATCCCTATATCTTTTTTTTTATTAAAAATATTGCAGAATTAAAAAGAATTAGTATATTTGTGCAGAAGCGTGAGAACTTCATAAAGAATTTATTTAAAAGCTACTCAAAAAAAGGTAATCTCACGCACCTTTTTAGAGTGGCTTTTTTCATTTAAAAAAAATAATATGATTAGTTATTGGAAAACGGTCAAGGACGTAAACAATCCAACAGAAGAAACTACTATTGATATTTTTATTGATAGAGTTAAGAATGGTTATTGGCGTGAATTAATTGCACCTATACGAAATGAAAATGACAAAGAAAAACAAAAGCCTTTAAAAGCTAAATTGCCAGCGGTTACTATTGGAGGGAGTTTTAAAGAAAGAAACGAAAAATCTTTACTAGCTCATAGTGGTTTTATGTGCGTAGATATAGATAATTTTTCAGACAACACCGCTTTAATCAATGATCCTTACACTTATTGTTGTATGAAGTCGGTCGGTGGGAATGGTTTTGCGGTAATTGTTAAAGTAAATCCTGACAAACATAAAGACTGTTACAGATGGATTGAAAAATACTACTTAACAAAGTTTGGAATATTAGTAGATTCAGCTCCAAAAAATGTAGCGAGTGCAAGGTTTATAACTTTTGATGAGGATTTATTTGTAAATACTAAATCTAAGAAAGCACAAACGTTAATAGAAAAGCCGTTAAGACCAAAATCATTGGCTATAATAGTACCTAGTACCGAAGTTGGTCAATTAGTAGACGAAGTACAAACAAACGTCTTAGAAGATTATACTGATTGGTTAAGTTTTGGATTGGCTTGTGCAGAAACTTTTAATGAAGAAGGAAGGTCATACTTTCATAAAATGAGTAGTTTGTCTTCAAAATACGATGCAAATATTTGTGATAAAAATTATGATTATTTATTAAAAAGAAAAGGTCAAGGAATAACAGCAGGTACTTTTTATTTTTATTTAAAACAAGCAGGTGCGGATATTTCTAAGTACGCTGCAAATAAAACAATAAATGAAATTGCACTTAATAAGAGGATAGGAGTTTCTAAAAGTGAATCAGCTATTGAACTCTCTAAAAAACAAAATTTATCTATTGAGGAAGCAAAGGAATTAGTAGATGAAATTTACGAAAGAAACGATATAGATGTAAGACACCAAACGGGAACTGAAAATATAATTATAAATATTTCAAATTTTATATTTAAACAGCACCAATTGAAAAAAAATATAATTACGCATAAGTACGAAATTGATAATAAAGAAATGCAAAAAGAACATTTCAATTCTTTGTATTTAAAAGCCCGAATGACATTTGATGATAATGCCGTTACTTATGACTTGATTGAAAGAATTATCATGTCGGAAGCTACTTTGGAATTCAATCCTATTCATCAATATATTGAATCTAATAAGCATAGAAAAACAGATGGTAACGTTGAAAAAATGATTAATACTATTGTTACTCGTAGTTCAATGAAAAAAACATGGATAAGAAAATGGTTAATTTCAATCATAGCTTGTTACGATGGTTATCCAGTGCGTTCTGTTTTATGTTTAACGGGTGGTCAGAATACGGGTAAAACTGAATGGTTTAGACGATTACTTCCAGCAGGACTTCAAAAGTATTATGCTGAATCTAACATGGATAAAGGCAAAGACGATGAACTTTTGATGTGTGAAAAATTAATTGTTTTGGACGATGAAATGGGGGGTAAATCTAAACAGGACGAAAAACGATTTAAAGAATTAACTTCTAAAAATTTCTTTTCATTACGAGCGCCTTATGGTAGACACAACGAAGACTTTAAGAGATTAGCTTTATTATGTGGCACAACAAATGATAAAGCCGTAATAAACGATCCAACGGGTAACACACGAATATTACCTATTGAAGTTGATACTATTGATCATGACTTATATAATTCTATTGACAAAGATGAATTATTTATGGAGCTATACAGAATGTACACAACGGGCGTGCAATGGCAGCTTGATAAAGATGAAATAAATATCTTAATGGAAGTATCACAAGAATTTGAAACTATACCTTTTGAAAAGGAATTAATACTCAGGTTTTTTGAAGTACCAATAGAAGACGAAGCCTATCTATTAATGACAGCAACAGCGATTAAAGACGTTATAGAGTGTAATTCTAAACAAAAAATAATGTCAATGAAAAATTTTGGCACTATGTTAAAAAAGATATTTGGCGACCAAGTTCAAAAGAAAGACGGTTGGAAGTATAAAGTAAAAGAAAAATATGGACTTAAAGACGAAACAAAATCATGGATAGAATAAAAATGAATTATAATTGGAATTTAAAAGATGCCAACTTTACAAAAGATAAAGGCAAAGTATTTAGTTGTTTCGCTTGTGGGGGTGGCTCTACAATGGGATATAAATTAGCTGGTTTTGATGTAATAGGCCACAACGATATAGACCCTAAAATGGTTGAAGTTTATAAAGCAAATCATAACCCAAAATTTAGCTATTTAGAAAGCATTACAAGCTTTGCAAAACGTAAAGATTTACCAAAAGAACTTTACGAACTTGATATTTTAGATGGCTCACCGCCTTGTAGCTCGTTTAGTATGGCTGGTAATCGTGAGAAAGATTGGGGTAAAGAAAAGAAATTTAGAGAGGGTCAAGAATTACAAGTTTTAGACACTTTATTTTTTGACTTTATAGACCTTGCAAAAGAATTACAGCCTAAAGTAGTAGTAGCCGAAAATGTAAAAGGTTTATTATTAGGAGATGCTAAAAAGTATGTAATTGAAATTTACAAAGCATTTGATGAAGCTGGTTATACTTGTCAACACTTTCTATTAAATGCTTCAAAAATGGGAGTCCCACAACGTAGAGAAAGAGTATTTTTTATTGCAATGAGAAAAGATTTAGCACCAAAATTTATGGAGTATGTTGATATGTTTACGGAACTTCCAAAATTAGAATTGAATTTTAATGAGAAAGAAATATTTTGGGACGAATTTGAAACTGATGATAAAACACCCACACTAACAAGTGAAAAATCACTTAAGTTGTGGGATGAAATAAAGCCGGGGCAAACTTTTGCGGACCATCCTGATAATAATTCTGGTTTTGGAGCTTATAAATTAGAAAGATTAAGAGCATTGCCAACAATAACAAGTGTTTTCAGACCAAAGTCAGGAACTGGTTTGTTGCACCCTGAAATTCCTAGAATTTTAAATAAAATAGAATACTGTTGTGGTGGAAGTTATCCTCAGGATTATAATTTTTTAAAAAATCAATACGGCTATCTAATTGGAATGAGTGTGCCACCATTAATGACTGGTAAAATAGCGGAACAAATTTATAAACAATGGTTATCGAAATTATGAAACTTAGAGATTATCAAGAAAGATACATTACAGAGCTACGGAATAGTTTTGTAAAAGGTAATAAAAAAGTAGTTTTATGCGCTCCAACGGGTGCAGGAAAAACTATTATGTTTTCATACATGACTAGAAATAGTTTTACAAAAGGCAATAAGGTACTTATTTTAACCGATCGAAAAGAGTTGTTTTCGCAGTCGGATAGTGTTCTATGCAAGTTAGGTATGAATCCTCAATTAATTAAACCAAGTGAAAATGTGGATTTTAACGAGTCGCTTTTTGTAGGTATGATTCAAACTATAATGCGTAGGATCGACTTGTTAAAAGAGTGGATTAATACATTAGATTTAATCATAATTGACGAAGCTCATAAATCTATATTTGATAATCTATTTCAATACGTAAACGAAAAAACTTATGTAATAGGTGCAACAGCAACGCCATACAGAGAGGGTAAACAGCTTTCTTTGTCTCAGTTTTACACCGACATAATTCAAGTAATAGACACGCCTGAATTAATAAACAAAGGTAATCTATCCAAACCAATTTCTTATGGCGTTAAAGTAGACCTTAAAGGTGTGAAAACAAAAGGGGGTGACTACGATGAAAAGAGTTTGGCAGATAGATATTCTGAAATTAAATTATTTCATGGAGTTTACGATAATTACATAAGAATTTGCAACGGAAAAAAAGCCTTAATATTTTCTCCCAATATTGATTCATCAAAAGAATTAATACAATCTTTTCAAGAAAAAGGACTTCCAGCAATGCACGTAGACTGTTACATGAATAATAGAAGTGAAATCATTGAGTGGTTTCATAATACACCAGGAGCTATTTTGTCTAACTATGGAATACTAACTACGGGGTTTGATTGTCCTAGTATTGAAGTTGTAATATTATACCGAGCTACGAAATCTTTACCTTTATTTCTTCAAATGATTGGTCGTGGATCACGTGTAACTAATTTAAAAAATGAGTTTACAATATTAGATTTTGGTAATAACATTAGACAACACAACTATTGGGAAGAACCTAGAACATGGTCACTATCTAAAAAAGAAAAAAAAGAGGGTGCAGCACCAATTAAGGAATGTGAGTGTGGTTATTTATTGCATGCTAGAATAATGGAATGCCCTGAATGTGGTCATATATTTGAAAAAACTATTGAAGAGAAAGAGAAAGATATTATTGTTGAACTTCAAGAACTTTCAAAAACTAGATTAAATAATATTATTGCAAAAGCAAATTTTAAAGAATTAGAATTAATTGCAATAGCAAAAGGATACAATAAAAATTGGATATTTCATCAATTGAAAAGTCCCAATGATTTTCGAGAGTATGGAAAATATAAAGGATTTAAAAAAGGATGGGCAGAAATGCAAATTTTAAAAAGAATAGTATGAAGACAGAGGACAAAATACAGCAGGAAATAGTAATGTGGTATAGAAATAACTATTGCTTAAAACACCACGATCCGCAAAACATTATTTTTAGTGTGCCAAATGATTCAAAAGATGTAAAAGAACAGATGAGAAAAAAAGCTACGGGCTTGTATGCTGGCGTTTCGGATTTAATTTGTATTCATTTTGGCAAAGTCTTATTTATAGAGGTAAAAGCTGAAAAGGGAGTGCAGTCTCAAAAACAAAAAGACTTCCAACAGCTTGTCGAAAACCAAGGCTTTAAATATTATTTAGTAAATAATTTAAATTATTTTAAAGAGATACTTGTTTATTAATAATAAATAGTTATATTTGTATATAATTAAAACCTAGAAACCATGAAAGATTTTACAAAAGAAATGAAAGAGGTCATTAAAAAACCATTTCATCATGATGAGTTAAAAGCACTTGTACACAAACACGCTTTAAGGCTTGAAAATGAAAAAAACAAAAAGTATAACTTATTACCTTCAACAGAGGGAATATACTATTTTAAATATTCTATACAACTTTACGATTTAACTATTTATCAAATAACCCTAAACTCAAACTCATGAAAAATCTCTACAAATCATTGGCTAACTTTCAACAGGAAGTCCCAACAATACACAAAGCAACACAAGGTTTTGGATACACGTATGCAGACCTTACAGCAATTTATAAAGTCATTAACCCTTTGATGAAAAAGAATGGCTTAGGATTTACTCAGTTGCTTCAAAACAATCAAATGGTGACTATCGTGTTTCACATTGAAAGCGGAGAAACAATCGAAAGCAGAACAGATATACCAATGAATGTACAACTTAAAGGAATGAATGATTTCCAGGTAATGGGGTCAGCAATTTCTTACTTGCGTAGGTACTGCATCAGTTCAATTTTGGGGCTAGTTACCGACAAAGATACCGATGCAGGTGGGGAGCAAGTAAGCAAGCCAGTTATTGCCGAGAAAGAAGTATTAAGCAATGATCGTTTTGACAAAGCAGTTGAAAAAATCAGAAATAAACAATACACGATTGACGAGCTGAAAGCTAAATTTAAATTAAACACAGCTCAAGAGGGGGCTTTATTATTGATAAACTTATGAGTCTTTATTTAACTATCTTAACAGCTTATTGGGTTATCTTATTAATATTTTTAATATCAATTAATCCAAAACTTCCTACGGGATCAACAAGAATAATCAGAAATTGGAATCAAGGCTTATTTATATTTGGATGGTTAAGCTTTTTATTTTCCGCAGTATTAACTTTTTTAATTCAATCATTATGAAAGTAACTTATGAATTATACGATAAAGAGGGTGAACCTTTAATGCGTTTAGAAGGAAACGAATATATTGCTCCTATTGGTTCTGAAGTTATTTTCTATGATGATCAGGAGGATGTAAAAGGTCACTTTTTAGTAAGTGTTGAATTTGTTAGCATAGTAATGTCTCACAGTTATTATATAGATGAAGATACACTTTATATTAATTGTGAACCAATAGAAGATTTATCAGAACACGATGAATCACAATTAAGAAAGTATAATAAAATAAAAAACAAAAGAAAATGAAAATCAGATGTTCATCACTTCCGAAAATTTGCACAGCCTCCAAAGTCAAAGCAGCTTTAAGCGAGACAGCAAAAAGTTATATTAAAACAATAGCTAAACAAGACTTTTATGGCTACGAAACCGAACTAAACAATAAGTACGTCAAGAAAGGTATAGAGTGTGAGGGAGCGGCTATATTGCTTTATAACAACGTGTTTTTTACGTCACACGAAAAGAACAAAGAAAGAAAGTCGACTGAAATAATTACAGGCGAATGCGACATCATAACACCTGAGTTAATTATTGACATTAAGTGTTCATGGTCCTTTGAAACGTTCCCAGCGACTAGCGAGGATATTACTTTGAAAGATTACGAATATCAACTAAGGGGATATATGTACCTTTACGATGTTAATAATGCGGAGCTTGCTTATTGCATGGTTGACACTCCAGACCATTTAATTGGCTATGATAATGTGCAAATACACAAAACAATTAACGCACCGATTGAAAGCTTAGTAACTACTTTAAGGATTGAAAGAGACGAAAAGTTAGAAGCTGAAATGATTGAAAAGGTTCACATGGCACATGAATACTACAATGAGTATATTAACAAGTTAATTTTAAAAAACAAATGAACAAAGAAACAAAAGAAAAAGCTGAAACTTTGCTTAGTCAGTTTCCGACCAAAGAGGCGGCTATTGAGACAGCCAAAGTCATGGAGAAAGGCTTCAGAAAGTATTTAACCATCTGGACGAATGTCCGCAAATACATTGAGCAACATGAAAAATATAATTGATTTTAAAGACATTAACTTCTCAGTAATTGCTTCACATTTGAAGTACAACAGGAAGAGTTATAAAAAACAAAAGCTAGTTGAAAAAGCCTTTGAGATTGCAAATGAAGTATTAATTTTAAAACAAAAAGAACAATGAAAAATGAAATGAAATTCACAGGTATTATTACAAATATCCTTGATGTTATCCAAGTTGGAAAAGCAAAAAAAATTGAATTTATTGTAACTGAAGAAGTAGACCAATATCCTCAAAGTGTTAAGTTTTCAATCTACGGAGATGAGAAAGTAGATAAGTTTGAAAAGTTTAACAAGCTAAATGCAAGAGTAGATGTATCGTTTAATTTTCGCACAACTGAATGGAACGAAAAGCATTTTACAAGCATTGAAGCATGGAAAGTTTTTAAAGCTGAAGAGGTAAGCGCAGAACCGTTTTAATATGTCAGGTGGTGGCACTCTACAATGCCTATCAAGGAGAGAGAACTCCCGAATAAACTCAGGGGTTGGAAATGAGCTAACCAACGAGCCACCACTTGTATATAACACCAATATATACGCCACTAACATAAGTATAGGCGCACTAACTTCTTCTCTCAATAGAACGCTGACAGCTCGGAATAGACGGCATAATTTATTTTTATTAAAATAGTTGTATATTAATAATAAATGTGTATATTTGTATATAACTCTTAATAAATAGAAATTATGAAAGCTACTGAAATGATCCAAACAGAATTAAAAAGAAGAAGTGATTTAGTAGAATGTTTACAATTTAGAAAACAAGCTGTAAAAGTTGCTAAAAAATTAGGAATTACTTCTGAGGAATGGAATAAAAATAAAATGGCTATTCTTTTAATGTTAGCTAACGAATTTTGTAAAAAAGAAAACGAATTAAGCCATGGAATTAAATAAAGCATACACATCAAAAACAGGGGCTAAAAGAACGCCCTTGTTTAATTCCGAATGCAATAGGTTTGTATTTGTTGAGTGTGTTTATTCATGTGGTAAAACAATTAACAAATGGTTTTGGATTAATCATAGATTATTTAAATAAATAAAAAATTATGTGCGAATTAAATATTAATTACGATAGAGTTCCATTTACTTGTCCATATACTCAAGAAGAATGGAGAATAATAATAATTGAAAATGTAAAAAAACAAATTAAAAATTACAAAAGTGTTTATCATGCAAGAAAAAATTGACGAATTAAAGAAACAATTAACGGGCAACCTATACGATGATATGGATATTCATAACGAAATCTATGAGATCAAAAAACAAATGAATCCTGAAATAGTGAACAACCCTCAACAAGACCAAGACGAGTGCGAAGCTTGCGGTTCTTAAAAAAATAGAAACCATGATATATAGAGATCACTTCCAAAATTTTAAAAGCTATGGAATACCAAAAGCGCAATTGATTATAGCTGATATTCCTTACAATTTAGGTAACAATGCTTATGCTTCAAACCCTGCATGGTATAAAGATGGAGACAATGCAAATGGAGAAAGCGAATTGGCTGGCAAAAGTTTTTTTGACACAGATGAAGATTTTAGGCCTGCTGAATTTATGCACTTTTGCAGTACAATGTTAAAAGCAGAAAGTAAAACAAAAAAATTAGAAGATGGTGAAACGAGACAAAAAGGTGATGCACCTTGTATGATTGTTTTTTGTGCTTTTGACCAACAAATGTATTTAATTGAACTTGCTAAAAGATATGGTTTGAAAAATTATATAAATTTAGTATTTCGGAAAAACTTTTCAGCACAAGTTTTAAAAGCCAATATGAAAGTAGTAGGCAATTGTGAATATGGTTTAATATTTTATCGTGATCGTTTACCTAAATTTAGAAATAAAGGGAAAATGATTTTTAATTGCATTGATTGGGAACGTGATGATATTTCAAGCCCTTTAATTAGAAAAATACATCCAACGCAAAAACCAGTCAAATTGATTGAAAAATTAATTGAAATTTTTACGGATGAAGGTGATGTTGTTATTGATCCATGCGCTGGGTCTGGAAGCACATTAATAGCTGCTTCAAATAAAAAAAGAAAAGGTTTTGGATTTGAAATTAAAAAAGAGTTTTTTACACAAGCAAAAGAATGGGAGGAAGAAATCATAATTTATAATAAAGAAATAGAAGAAATAGGATTTGGCAAAACTTTAATGGAAAAATCTAATTTAACCCTTTGGTCATGATAGAAATAGTTAGAAGAACATCGCACCGACAAATGAACTACATCAAAGATGCAAGCCTTAAAATTTATTTAAAAAATGGAAGGGTATCTTTAACACAAAAAACCTGCAATATTTTAAATGTAAAAGACAATGAGGGTGTAATGTTTGGATTCAACAAAAAAGAAAAATCAGCATACATAATTAAAGATACCGAGCCTGATGCATTTATTATTCATCAAAGAGATAAAAATACTTTTCGTTTTTGTAGCAAAGAATTAATAGGATGGTTTGATGAAGTGTATGAACTTTCTAAAACAGGCGTTTTATCTTTCTCATTTAATATTGATGAACAGCCAAACGAAAAGGGAATGTATAAATTAATACTAAGATAAAAAATAGTACATTTGTACTATGGGGGATTAGCTCAGATGGCTAGAGCGACTGCCTTGCACGCAGTAGGTCAACGGTTCGACTCCGTTATTCTCCACTATGATAAATATTATTTTAACATCGTTATTCATTAGCTTATTGTTAAGGGATGATTTAAATATAGGCTACTACTTAAGAAAGTGGCTAGGCATTCGTATTTCAAAATCTATAAAGATACTTGACTGTTTTCCTTGCTTTTCTTTTTGGATTAGTATTTTAGTAAGTATTTGTTTTTTAGAAATATCTTTTGCACCTTTGTTTGTATTTGTATTTGGGAAAATTTATGAAACTATCGAAAAACGCTAAACAAAGCTGGGACGCCATTAAAGTAAAAGTGCTTAAAGGGGAGCTTGATTATACAAGGCATGAAAAGTTACAGATACAAGAAGTGTATGCAGAACTAACGGGCTATGTGGCTCAAGTGGATGGCTGTCAAGGATGCTTAAGAGATGTGATACAATGTTTAATAAATAACTACAATGCCAAAACATAAATATATAGAAACACCTGAAAAACTTTGGGATTTATTTGAACAGTATGTTATTCATGAGAAAGATAATCCAATGTTTAAAGTGGAATATGTTGGTAAAGATGGTAGGATAGAAAAAACGCCATTAGAAACACCAATAACTTTTGAAGGCTTTGAATGTTACTTAGAGGATAGAGATATTATTTCTCATTTATCTGATTATTCTGCAAACAAAGACAATAAGTATATTGAATATTCGACTATCATTACACGTATAAAGAGAAATTGCTTTGTTCATAACTTTAGAGGGGCTTCAGTTGGATTGTTTAATGCTAACTTAATAGCCAAAAAACTAGGGTTAATTGACAAGCAACAGCATGAAATAAAATACGAACAACCATTGTTCCCAGATGTTCAAGAGAACGACCGCGATCAATAAGATACTTACTTTAAATAAGTTTGTAAGAGGTGTTCAGGGCGGAACTTCAGCTGGCAAAACATTTGGTATATTACCTATTCTTATTAATAAATGTACACAACAGGCTTTATTAGAAATAAGTGTTGTTGCTGAATCTATTCCCCATCTTAAGAGGGGAGCTATGAAAGATTTTAAAAAAATCATGACATTAACAAATAGATGGTTTGATGAAAGATGGAACGCTTCCGATTATAAATATACTTTTGGTAATGGATCACAAATAGAATTTTTTTCAGCGGATAACGATGCTAAATTAAGAGGTGCAAGGCGTGATATTCTATACATGAATGAGTGTAATAACATGACATTCCACTCATACACTGAATTAGCTTCACGAACTAAGCAATGTATTTATTTGGATTGGAATCCAACAAATGCTTTTTGGTTTCACACCGATTTAAAAGATGATAGTGACGTTGATTTTTTAACCATAAATTATTTAGATAATGAATCATGTCCTGAAAGTGCCAAGAGTTTTATTGAGAAAGCTAAAATAAAATCATTAACTTCAGAATATTGGCGTAATTGGTATAATGTTTATGGGCTTGGTGAAATTGGTTCATTGCAAGGTGTTGTCTTTAATGATTGGCAACAAGTGGACATGATACCTATTGAATCAAAGTTAGTGGCTTATGGTTGTGATTTTGGTTATTCAAACGATCCAACTACAATCACTGCTATTTATCAATACAATAATTTATATTATTACGATGAATTGATTTATCAAACAGGATTAACGAATAACGAAATAGCGAAATTGTTTAGAGCGAAAGGGGGTTTAAATGATGTGTATATTTATGCTGATAGTGCCGAACCCAAAAGTATTCAAGAGTTAAAAAACTTTGGTTTAAATATTCGACCTGCTGAAAAAGGAAGGGATAGTATAATGTTTGGAATTCAAAGAATGCAAGAAAACAAATTTTTTGTAACTTCGCAAAGTGTTAATTTAATAAAAGAACTTAGAATGTACACTTGGGATACTGATAGGTCAGGCGCAAAACTAAACAAGCCTATTGATGCCTATAACCATTGCATTGACGGGGTCAGATATTACTTTACAAGCAAAGATAAATATAGCGGAAAATATTACATAGACAAAATATGAAAATAAAAGTACCTAAAACCATCAATGATTTAAGGATTAAACACATTGATATATTGAACGATGAAAAGTATAGAGGTGAAGATATTGACTTAGATACTATCGTTAACTTTGTTGCTGGCATAACAGGTGAACGTTTAGATAAAATTAAGCAAGTAGACAAAGAAGACCTTTACAAAGTTTTTTATTATTGCATTGATTTATTTGATGGATTCAAGATTACCGACCCAAAGAAAATAATAACAATAGAGGGTTTGGATTATAAGCTAGTTGATCCCATGAAAGTTGGTATAGGTTGGCACATTGATATAAGTAAAAGTGACTTTGAAAAGAATCCTGCATTACTAGCCGCTTCATGTTATTTGCCAGTCCAATGTAAGCACTACGGTGAAACAGATGAGTATTCAAACATTAAATATCCAAGGTTTGAGCGTGCTGAGATATTTAATAATCACATGGATTTACCAACTTACTTGAATGTACTTACTTTTTTTTTTCTCGAATCAATGAAACAAATGAAAAGGCATACGGCATTCCAAAAGAGGGAGCTAAGGAAAATCAAAGTATTTGGCTTTGGGAGCAATTAATAGATATGATTTCAAAAGAATATAGAATGAGTTGGGATGATGTTACTAAATTAAATATATTCACATTCAATCATTACGTAAATTTTCTTAACTTTAAAGCCAAAGAACAAATACGAAACATAAAACGTGGGTAGTTTAGATTTAGATAGCTTCAGGAATGCAGATGATGTCCTTAAAAATAAGGACGGTTCAGCACTTGAATTATTGGTTAGTGACTTAGTCGATAATTTAATTATTGACATGAGAAAAGAAATGGCTAGGCTTAAAATAAATGCAAGTTACCAATTGGCTCAATCCTTGCAAGTAAAGGAAGAACCGACAAATGTAGATGGCTTGTTAACTATTGAAGCTGAAGCCAATCACTATTGGAAGTATATTAACTACGGTGTAAATGGTATTTTACTAGATAGGGGAGCACCTACTCATGGCAAGGGATTAGATACTGGTGTAAGCTTTAAGCAGGCAATTGATATGTGGATTGAAGACAAAGGCGTAACCGTTCCCGAAGAGTTAGAACGTGATGAATATATATATTTAATAATAAATAAGATTAGAAACTACGGACAAGCTCCCAGACCTTTCTATGACAATGTAGTAACTGATAAAAGAATAAAACAGATGAGTAAAGAAATAAGTTTTGTCATTGGCAAATCAATAAAAACAGCTATTAAAAAACCAAACTAAAATGGCTTTAACAATA